AAGCGCCCAAGGAAAGTTGCAAATGTCTGATATAGACGCTAGAGATTTTGGAAGACTGGAGGCTCAAGTTGAGGCTCTCCAGGCAGAAGTTCACTCTTTGAGCAAAGATGTGAAGGCTTTGTTGGAACTTGCTAACAAAGGCAAAGGTGGGTTTTGGATGGGTATGACTATCGCTTCATTCATGGGCGGTGTAATTACCTTTGTTGCTGACAGACTGTGGAAATAAGGAGAACACTATGTACGGAAAAATGATGGGTGGTAAGGCTAAAGAGACTACAAGCAAGGGCAAGAAAAAGGGCGTTCCTGTGACCATTATGGTTGCGGTTGGTAAGCCAAAGATGCCTATGCCTATGAAGGGTAGCAGGACTGCTACCAACATGATGAAGAAATCTAGTCGGGGCAAATAATGGCATCTTTAACTACTCCCGTCACCTTACTTAATGCTGTTGTTGCGACAGGTGCTTCTAGAGCCGTTCAAGCAGATGCTGGACAACCCGCATTCTTGCAAGTTTCAGGTATTACTACTGCAACTGTTGCATTTCAAGGTAGCTTGGATGGGACAACCTTTGCCACAATTGGCACTGCTTTGACCGCTGATGGCATTGTCACCATAGCCAATGCTCCTAAGTATTTGCGGGCAAACTGCACTGCTTACACCTCTGGAACTATCACAGCTAAAGTATTGTATTAACATGAAAAAGACTAAAGCACAAGCCAAGATTAGCAAGGTAATGACTGAGTTTGGTAAGGGTAAGTTGACATCCAATAAAAAGGTTGTCAAAGACCCAAAGCAAGCAATGGCTATCGCCTTATCTGAAGCTGGTAAGGCTAAAAAGAAATGAAGACCAAATCCAAGGTCAACCAAGCAGGGGTTTACACCAAACCTACCATGCGAAAAGCCTTGTTTGAGAAGATCAAAGCAGGGTCATCAGGTGGCAATTCTGGTGAATGGTCAGCAAGAAAAGCACAACTTTTAGCTAAGGAATACAAGGCTAAAGGTGGTGGGTACAAAACTTAATAAGGAGCAAATTATGCGAGTCATTGAAATCAAATCAGCCAAATCATTTAAACCTTGTGCTGGATGCCCAACCCCAAGCAAGTGCAAGGCAATGGGGAAATGTGCTAAGAAGATGAAATGAAAGACCCACAGCAATCTTTAAAGGATTGGGGTAAGCAGAAGTGGCGTACAAAGTCAGGTAAACCCTCATCTCAGACGGGTGAGAGGTATCTGCCAGAGGCGGCAATCAAGTCTTTAAGTTCTGCTGAGTATGCGGCGACTACCAAGGCCAAGCGCAAGGGTAGTGCGGCTGGTAAACAGTTTGTCAAGCAACCCAAAGCAATTGCAAAGAAAACGGCAAGATTTAGATGAGGTAACAGATGAAATCTCCTGCATGGCAAACAAAAGCTGGTCAAAATCCAAAAGGGGGGTTGAATGCCAAGGGGAGAGCATCTTATAATGCAGAAACTGGTGGTAATCTCAAAGCACCAGTAAAGTCGGGGGACAACCCTCGCAGGGCAAGTTTCTTGGCTCGAATGGGTGGCAATGATGGCCCTGAGTTCAAGAATGGTGAACCAACGAGACTGCTTCTTTCGCTAAAGGCATGGGGTGCAAACTCCAAGGCTGACGCAAAGGCAAAAGCTAAAGCTATATCCGCAAGGAACAAGGCAAAGGCGAAATGAGAGCATTATCAGTTGGTGTTAGTCCCGCAGCGGCAGTAGACACAACAGTCTATACCTGTCCTAAAGGCTATTACGCCAAATTTACCGTCATGTATATACACAATACAGGCGGCTCTACCAAGCATATAACTGTTCAATGGTATGACGCAAGTGCTAATACAACCCTTGATATATTGACTAATTACGATTTCACATCAAAACAATATTTGCAGTTTGATGGCAATGCCTACATTGTTTTAGAAGAAGATGACAAGATAAAAATAACTACTCAGTCGGCAAGCACATTCAGTTTTATAGCCACATTTGAACAAGAAGGGTTGGCAAGAGCATGACACTACTAGAACTTGTCAACGATGTGTTGATTCGCTTGCGTGAACCTGTTGTAACCACTTACAACGAAACCACCTATTCCACTTTGGTTGCAAAGTTTGTGAACGATGCAAAGCGTCAAGTTGAGGATTCTTTTGGTTGGAATTCTTTGGGGCAGACCATCACTGTGACTACTGTGGCTTCAACCCCATCATATTCACTCACTGGTGCTGGTCAGAAGTTTCAGTTGATGGATGCTATCAACGTAACCAGTAATGTTGGTTTGACTAACATCACATTTGTGGACATGAACCGCAAACAGAGCTTCTTGCCCCTGGTTAACTCAATTCCAACAGAATTTACCTTTGATGGCATAGATGGTTCTTACAACACAAAAGTCAGCTTGTTTCCAATTCCTGATGGCGTGTACACACTGAAATTCAGTCTGACGATACCCCAGGCAACTTTGGCATCTGACAGCACTGTTATTCTTGTGCCTGATGTAGTTGTTGCTCAAGGTGCGTATGCTAGGGCATTGGTTGAGCGTGGAGAAGATGGTGGGTTGTCTTCATCAGAGGCATACACACTATTCCGATCCATGCTCTCCGATTACATTGCTTTAGAGGCAAATCGGTATCCAGAAAATCAGCAATTTGTATCAACATGAGCCAGCAAATCCAGACCTTTTCTGTATCGGCTCCAGGCTTTTTTGGACTCAATACACAAGACTCTCCGCTTGATTTAGCGGCTGGATACGCTGCGATTGCCACAAACTGCGTGATTGACCAGTATGGTCGCATTGGCTCTCGTAAAGGCTTTTCAAGGGTTAACACATCCTCTGGCAATCTTGGTGCAAACAATGTAACAGTCATCCATGAGTTGGTGCAGACTGATGGCACTTTGACTGTTCTGTTCGCTGGAAACAACAAGCTGTTTAAACTGAGTGGTGCGAGTGTTGTTGAGTTGACCTATGGGGGGGGAGGTACTGGCCCCACCATTACTGCAAGTAATTGGCATTGTGCTTCTCTGAATGGAATCACATATTTCTTTCAGTCAGGGTATGACCCACTGATCTATGACCCTGCTGTAAGTACCACTACATACCGCCGTGTGAGCGAGAAAAGCGGTTATGTTGCGACTGCTCCACAAACCAACATTGTTATCTCTGCCTATGGTCGCTTGTGGACTGCTAGTAGCACTGCTGACACTGTAACTGTCTATTTCTCTGACTTGTTGGCAGGACACATCTGGTCAACAGGAACTGCTGGTTCTTTGGACATTTCACGGGTGTGGCCCAATGGGTCTGATGAGATTACAGGATTAGCGGCTCACAATGGATTCTTGTTTATCTTTGGCAAGCGTCAAGTTTTGATTTATGCAAATGCAACTACCCCATCAAGCCTATCTCTAAGTGACACCATCAGCAACATTGGTTGCATTGCAAGGGACTCTATTGCCAACACAGGCAGTGATGTGGTTTTCTTGTCAAACAGTGGTGTGCGTTCATTGCTCAGAACTATTCAAGAGAAGTCTGCACCTTTGCGGGACTTGTCTAAGAATGTGCGTGATGACTTGATGACGATTGTGAATGCTGAGACATTAGCAAACATCAAGGCAGTCTATTCAGAGTCAAATGCCTTCTACCTGATTAACTTCCCGACTGCCACCCAGACCTATTGTTTTGATACAAAGGCGGCTTTGCAAGATGGTTCTTCACGGGTAACTGTGTGGGATTCCATCACTCCAACTGCTTTCCTTGCTAAACGCAATGGAGACTTGTTGATTGGCAAGAATGGTTATGTGGGTAAGTATGGCACTTACCTTGACCATGCAAGCACATACAGATTGCAGTATTTCACCACCTATGCTGACTTGGGACAGCCCAATGTCACATCTATCCTGAAGCGCATTGCTGTGGTGGTGATTGGTGGCTCAAGTCAAGGATTCATCATCAAGTGGGGATATGACTTCACGGGTCAGTATTACGCAACTACATTGCAAATTCCTCAGTCTACTGTTGCTGAATATGGTACTGCTGAGTATGGGGCAAATGGCGTTCCTGTTGCTTACTACTCAGATGGTATTTCTTTGCAGACCTTGGTTGGTCAAACATCAGGTTCTGGAAAGACTGTGCAGACGGGTTATGAAGTGCAGATCAATGGGTATCCTGTGAGCATTCAAAAGATTGAGATACAAGCCAAGAATGGCAAACTGGTTTAAGGAAGAAACATGGCAAATTACACCAAAACCACCAACTTTGCGGCTAAAGATGCTTTGTCGCCAGGGAATGCAAGCAAGGTTGTCAAGGGAACTGAGATTGATACTGAGTTCACTAACATTTCCACTGCCATTGCAACCAAGGCAGATGGAACCTTCACAAACTTCAGCTTTGTTGAGAGTGGGTCTAATCTACTTATTCGTCACTCAGGAACAGATGTAATGAAGATTGACAGTTCTGGCAACCTGACTGTGTTGGGCAACATTGTGGCTAATGGCACTGTGTAATGGCTCAATCCATACAAACATCTAAGTTTGGAACGCTAGATACTAGCGGGAGAGTTCCTGTCTATTTTGCTGGAAAAGAAGGTGATGCAGCCCCATTAAACATGGGATTGAGCTTTGATGTTGGCGGGAAGTCGTATGTATTTATCCCAGAAGATAGGCTC